GCATCCGGGGTGGGGGCAGGCGCACGAACATCTGTGGTGCGAGGGCCGAAGGGTTTAGCCACGCTTCTCGCTGGCCCAGGGTCGCGCCCGAGCAGGATGTCGACCGACCGCTGAACGGCAGCCTCGTCGGGATACCGCGCCGCCACCTCGGCAAGCTCTTGCTCGGCACCCTCCGCGCCTATGCCCACGGCAAACTCCAGGAACGCAACGTCGGGGTGCTTCGACTCCTGAATGATCTTCCCAATAATCCCCTGCCCCTCCGCGTCCACACCCAAGGAACCCGCAAGGTCAACCCCGGCCTTGACATACCCCTCGCGGGAGAGGTCACGGGGCAGGCGAACCTCGATGGGCTTCTGGGAACCGGCGGCTACCGGGCCCGCGCCGCCAATAAGCCCACCCAGGACAACCCCCGCAAGAGCCGCCTCGCCAACGCCATCCATGTAGCCGCGCTTAGGATCCCACACATGCCGCGCCGCCGCGTTCTCCAAAACGGTCTGTATCGCCTCCTCGAGCCCCTCCTCTGGAGCCCCGCGCACGACACCCTTAGCGATGGCCTTACGCATCAGCATCCCGCCAGACACTTGGTTGCCCTTGGCAATCAGCTTCTCAATGCCGAGCTTGCCCTCGATAAAACCGATGGGCCAGCCAACCAGGTACATGAGCGCGGCTTCCCCCCAGGTTGCGTCTTTATCGAGAGCCTCGTAGTACATCGAGGCGGACTGAAAGGCTCCGCCAGTAAGACCCACAATCCTGGTGCTCCTAGTCAGGGCACCCGGCGTCATCATCGAGATGACCGAACCGCCAGCTTGCGGCAACGTCCCAAGCAAAAAGCGAGCGGCCTTGCTCTCGCTCTCCTCGATGTAGCGGTCAACGCGCTCGCGGTCTTCCTTTTGGAGCTTGCCCAGGAATCCGCGCAACCCCTCGCGCAGGTTGACCGCACGCTCACCAGCAAGCGTAAGCGGGATGACAGGCTCCATCAACTTTTGGGCCTCGGCGGCGAGCGCGACTGGATTCAGGCGCTGAAGAGCCTGTTTCCAGGGCTCTGGGGAGTACTGGGTAACCGGGCCCTCCCGCAGCCACTTCGATACCTTGCCCGCAAGGTCGACCGGGGCCAGAACAGACTCCGCTGCCCCACCAATCGCCGCCTCCTGGATGCGGGCAGCCGACGACCGAGCCCTCACCCCGAACCGTGGGATGGGCGGACCAAGCTCGTCGATGTCCACCCCGTGTTTCTTATAGAACGAACGGCGGTATCGTGAGTGCTCGATCAGCCGCTCTGCGGGCGACGCTTGGGCAAACTCGCTCGGATCCTTGCCGCCCGTCATGTCGCTGACCATGCGGTCGATTGCAGCCCTGTCCGCCTTCGTCAGCGTGTCGAGATCGAAACCCTCCGACTCTGCCCAACCATCGGGTCCTGGCCCCGGCCCGCCATACTCCGGTCCACCAAGGATCGCGCCAGCGATGGTCTGGCGAAGCTCACGCGGGGACTTGGCTACACCGCGATCCCCACCGAGATACTCCGTCCGCGACTGGCGGCGCTTCTCACCGCCCATGCGGGCAGACAACTCCTTGGAGTATTCGTCCGCAGCGGCTGGCGAGGAAAAGCGCCCGAGGTGCTGGCCCGTGGCCTTGTAAAGACCCCACGCCTCGTCGTCCGTCAGCTGCTCCCCCAGGGGATCCAGCGTAGGGAGAAGAACCGTCTCGCCTTCAGAGCCAAAAGACGCCGAGCGAATGGTGCTGGTCGACCCATCAGGGTTTTGAACCGGGACGCGCTTGGTCAGGTCGATGTTCCCGCGCGCGAGCATCCCCTCGGGCTCGGGGCCAGCCAGCCAGCCCGTGAGCTTCTTGTCGCGCTCCCGCTTCTTCTTCCGCGCGAAGTGCCGCTGGAGAAGCGCGTATACGTCGGGGGAAACCTCAACGGCCCCCTCATCCGCCGGGCTGTCGACCCCCTGTGCCATCAGTCTTCGAGCGGGACAAGCTCAACGAGCTTCGCTATGAGATAGTGATAGCTGGGCCCCTTCTCGGCCAGCAGGGCAGTCAGGTCTTCTTCGGACAGCGCCCCCAGCTCCTCGGCGGGAGCTAGACCAACCCTCTCCCCGAGCGCGCGAATCTCATCGCTGCCCAGCCCGTCCAGCCTCTCTGTCCTCTGGCGCTCGGACATCCCTTCCAGCTCCATATTCGTAGGGATGTCGGTTCGTCCACCCACGTCGCGAGGGTCGCGCGAGGCAAACCACCCGACCTTATCTGGAACCGCGCCACCCAACGCCGCGCTAGCCACCCCCTCGAGGTCGGCCCCGGCATCTGTGGCCGCAACAACCGCCGCAGCCTGCTCTTCGTTCAGACCAGCACGCCGCAACCGCCCAGCAAAACCGCCCGGGATGCGGGGGTCCATCTCTGAAGCTAACAGGATCATCCGCTCCATCTCTGTCTGGCGGAAAGACTTGGGGGCGGCGGCGGGGGGCTGCCCCTGGGTTTCCCCTTTGTAGGCGCGATAGTCCTTCTTCAGATCCGACCACGCTTGCGACCTCTCCTCTTTGCTCATCTCCGACCAGCGGTCATCTAGGCTGTCTATTCTCTCGTCGAACGCCTCTTCCCGCCCGCGCGGCGCGGTGATGCCGTCCTCCTTCTCGCGCTCCGAGATGCCAGTCCGGTAATCCTCAAACGCTGCGGCCTCGCGCTCCCACGACCTGATGGAGTTTTTCTGGCGTCTAGAGGCACCGACAACCGCGTCTATCTCCGCCTTCACCTCATCGTGTTTTGCCTCCATCGCGTCTACGCCAACGCCGCTCTCTTCAATCCCCCGCAACAGCTCGAGATACGCCTCCCCCTCGGCCTCGGGCATGGTCCCCTTGCGCATGTAGTCGCGCATTCGGCGGCGCTCCTTCGAGAGGTTCCCGATGACGAGTTCCGTCTCCCTCTCATTCTGGATCTCCTCGAAGAGTTCCGTGCGGAGCCCACGGTCGCGGATACCAAGCAACTGCTCCTTCACCGACTGATGCCACGCGACATCTGGGGCCATACCTTGACCCACAGCCTCCCCGCGCCGCGCCACGGCCTCACCCATACCGAACGCCGGTCCCAAAACAGGGCCTCCCCGCGCAACACCACCGCGAAGCTCCTGGGGCGCTATCGGATCCTGCTCCAGCAGGCGATCCATGCCACGCCTGAACTGCTCAGTCTCCGCAGCGCCCGCCTCACGACCGTAACGCTCGCTCCAGACCCCGCTCTCTAGCTGCGCTCGGCCCTCGGCAGTCGCGCGCTCCTGCGCCTGACGAGCGCGGTCCTCGTCTGCCTGCTGCTGCTCGACAAGCTCACGCTCGCGCCGCTGAACCTGCCACTTGATCTCGTCAGCCAGCACACGGCGCTTTAGCTCGACATCCTTGCGCGCCTCCTCGTCCTTGCGCTTCTGCAACTCGTACCCGGCTATGCCGCGAGCCGTAGCGGCCAGACCCTGAAGTCCGCGATACCAGTCTTCTCCTGTGATGATTGCCATGTGTTCTCCTCACTCCATCATTGGCGTTGCATAGGTGCCCAAGCCGCCCATGAAGGCCGAGTGACCGCCCGACGATCCAGCGGTGTCTTTGTCGCCAAACATGTCCATCATCATGTACAGCCCAGACAGGTCCAAGCCGCCGCCGCCGCTGCCACCACCACCCCAGTTCATCACCTGCCCACCACCAAAATTGAGGCCGGTCTTCGCGGACAGCTCGGAGGCGCGCAGGATGTTCTGATTCGCAAAGTGGCGCATCGTCGACTGCGCCAGCGCGGCGTCCCCAGCCGCACCCAGCGCGCTCCTGGTAAGCTCAAGCTCCCCGAAGCTTTCGCCTGCCTTCACACGGATGTCGGCCAGCCGCTGGTCGCTAGCGCGACCGCCCTCCGCAAGATGCTGCGAGAGGGCGCTCGTCTCGCTAAGGCCAGAGCCGCCGCCCTGCGTCTTGATTCTTGCCTGATCAACCGCCCCACGCTCCAGGGCACCACGAATCGCCTGGTTCTCCGCGAGCGCCATCTCGCGCTTGGCGGCGTCAATCCCGCCAAGGGACTTCTTTGTGGCTGACCGAATCAGCTCCTGCTCCCGCGCAGTCTGGTCGGTCAGTTGGGCCTTCCACGCCTTCTGTAGCGCAGTCGCATCACGCCGCGCACGCCGGTAGGACGTGCCCAAACCAAACATGCTCTTCTTCTTGCCCATCAACCCGCCCAGGAGCGAGCCGCCCGCCAGAATCCCTGCCGATAACGGTCCCATCAGTCTGTCCCCTTGTTTATGAGCCCAACGCCCTCGAGAGCGTGGCGAAGTTCGTCGATGTGCGCCTTCATGGTGGCAAAGTTGTTGTTGAGCGTCGCCCTGGAGTACGAAGCCCCGGAGTCGTCCAGCGCCACGCCCGCCGAACCCGTCGTGTTGTCGGGAAGCGGGGTCACCGCCTTGGCTGCGGCAGCCGTGAGGGCACCGTCAGCGTCCATCGCAAGCCCGCGACCCACGCGGATCTCGAGCTTCCCCTTATGCTTTCTCAAGCCACCGCCTGTACGCACGTCGCCCTCGGGCATCAGCACAGACCGCATGTCAGGTGTCAACGCGGCGCGGCGCTGCTCGTCAAGCCCAAGGCCAGCACCCACGGAGGTCGCGCGCGAGCGTGTCTGAAAGTCCCGCCGCCAGCGAGGATCCCTCGGCCCCAGCATCTCAGATGTCTGCGGTGTCCCTCGCGTTCTACCCATGTGACTGCCTCCGCCTTACCTTGCCGACAACCTGAGCCGTCAGCGAACCGTCCTCTAAGGCCCAAGCCTGCGCGACCGCCCCGTTGCGAATGCGCAGGTACACATACTTCGCCCTCGAGCGCAAGGGAAGGTGGTTGCGCCCTGTCCCCAGAAGGCGCGTCTTCACCGAAGAACCCAGCTCGTCGGGCGTGTTCGTCGCGAAGACCTCGAGCACCGCTCCGTCGAGATCCTCCGCCAGCAGTAGCTCCCCGCGCGTCGTGCGAAGCTCGCGGTTCGCGTCACCGATGTACGGCCCAAACGTGACGTAGCTGTCGATGGGAGCGTTGGCCTGATTGGTGCCTATTGCAGCGTCAGACACCGCGTCGCGGTTCCACTTCTTGAGATACCCGTCGTTCGTGCCCAGGATCATGATGCGGTCACCGACCGCGTCGCCGTCAAGAACCAAAACCGCCGTAGGCTGAGACGTGGCAACCGCAGCCCCAGCAGGGTCCGACTTGGGCGGGTTCGTGAAGGCGTCCTTCCAAAACCCACCGTTCTTGATGTCGAAGAACCAATGATCCGCCGCAGCCTGATCGTCGTTGTGCGGGAACAGGAAGATGTGGACGCCCTCGTCCTCCCAGTTGTAGGCCAGCTCGACGTTGTAGGTCGACAGGTCAACCCCCTGCAAGCTGCGCTCAACCTTGCGCTGGCTGATGCGCTCAATCGCCCCGCCTGGGGCCATGACGTACAGCCCACCGCGACTACCGAAGAACCAGATGCGGCCCTCTGGGTCGCGACACCACGACCGCCCAAACGCGCCGCCGGTCACGTTCGAGACGAGGTCTATCTGCCCACCGTCGAGCGGGTTGCCGGTCATGCGGTAGACCGAGTGATCGCACAGGAAGAACAGTAGGTCGTCGTCGTAGGGAATCAGCGCGTTGATGACATCCGGCACAATCCCCGGACCCTCGACGTTCGCGCCGCGAATGGACTGCGTGGGAGGAAGCCCAGGAAGGAAGTCGCGCCAGTCTCGAATGTCGCCCTCGGCGCTCATCGCCCAGTCTTGTGGGGAGTCTTGGAACCGCGCAAACACCAGCCGCCCGCGCCACGCCGCAGCCAGCCGCGCACCCGTGGGCATGCTGCCCCCCTTGTCCGCCTCGAGAATCTGCGAGGCGTCCTGGGCAGAGCCGGTGGTCTTGTCCAGCGAGGGCTTGTACGCCAGATAGAACGGCCCGCCGTCACAGAACACGATCTCCTCGTACAGCGTCGCGTGGTCTACGAACCGCTTGCCCGTGCTCGCGGTCACCGAGAGCTTCTGCTCGTTTCCGTCCTCGTCCTGCACGGCCCACACCTGCGTCGCGTTGAACCCCTTCAGGAACCCGTTGGCGACGGCTACGTTGTACACGGTCCTCGCCGCAGCGCCGTTCGGCGTGGAGGTCACCAGCTTCATCTTCATCAGCTCGCGCTGCATGTCCGTTGGAGCGGTCGCGTGGTCGTCGCCGTTCTTGCCAGCCGCGACGTACATGAACTCTGACCTCGCCACGGGGGTGGTCGTCTTGGTCAGGTCGTCCTCGTAGTCGGGATTCGTGGCGACGAGCGAACCGTCCTCCCACTTGATGGGCAGCGCCACCGCGTAGGCGCGTTGGTTCTTATCCGCCTCCGCCTCCTGAAAGAGCGCGATCTGGCTCAGGTCTGGTTTGTAGACGCGCACCATCGCGTCCTGGGTGGTCTGCCCGCCGGACAGCGAAGGCCCCGCGTTGTCGGCTGCGAGCGGGACGTACAGGTTGTCGAAGTTGTCGACCGCAAGGCGAATGTACACGTTCTGACTGACCATCGCCGGGGACACGGTATGCGTCGCCGCCTCCGTGACGCTGTCCCCGGCGTCCGTGTACCGCTTGATCTCAAGACTGTCGGCGTTGTCGCCATCAGGCCCAACCGTGTACACGCCGTCCGTCGAGTCCACGGCAACCCCATACCCAAGCCCGCCCGCGTCCTCCTGAAGCCAGTCCACCGCCAGCGAACCAGCCGACACCTTCGCCAGCATCCCGCTGGCGCTCGTCGCCATGGTCTTGTTGTGCTCCGTCGTCTCGGTCGTCGGCGGGTCGTCTTTGTAGGGGTGAGCGCGGAGGATTTTGTAGTTGCCGCCCCACTTGTTCGGCATCTCGTAGGCGACCGAAGCGGACGGAAGGGCGGCGGCAATACCGTGCTTGTGCGCGAGGTATCCCTCCACCTTCTCCTGCTGCGTGGGGTTGCGCCCGTCCCAGTCCCAGTTGATGGTGAGGTAATACGTCTTAGCACCTGCTGCACCCCCCGAGCCTGGCACGGCAAGGTTGGTCCAGCCCTCATCATCCAGAGCCTGCACCTTTAGGACCGTTGAACTAGATACGTCGCCTGTGTATGCGCCCTGAGACGTGACCGCGCTGTGGACGAGGAAGCCTTGCGTGGACATACCCGCGAGATCGGTGTCATCCGTCGGCTCGACGGTGACCGTGCCCGTAAATGCGCTCGCCTCCGTGAGCCCTCCGAGGCCGTGAAAGGTCACGGCGTGCGCGCCAAGGCTGGCCCCCGTCTGCGCCTCGGTGTTGGTCGTTGTGAGTTCAATCCGCGCGACGCGCTTGACCGTAGGGGCGGGCAGCGCGTCGTCATAGTATTCGGGGAAACTCGGTGCGGTCAGCGGCACGTCGTAGTCGGTAGTGACCGCCTGCTCAAGAGCATCCCCCGCGTCTTGTGGCCGTCGGCGGTCGAAGACGATGATCTCGCTGTAACCGCAGCTAGCGTATCCGTAGTAGGAGCTGTACGGGCCTATCCCGTGGTCCGTACCGAGGCCAAACCCACCGTCGGCTTCCTTTGCTTTGTGGGTAGCAAGAAAGAAGTGGCCCTTCAGCTCGCCGTTCCACCACACCGAGCTCCCCATCGGGGTTCCACCAGCAGCGACTAGCTGCGGCATCACAGTAAGCGTAAACAGACCCGCGCCGAGGCCGTGGGGTGCGGATACGAGCGGGACGTATTGGTAGCTGTTCTTGTAGTCCCAGGAGTTCAGGTGGCCCGCGAGGGGTGTCGATGTGCCAACCCTTTCAAAACCACCCTCGATCTTATCGAGAGCCGTCGAGGAGTCTGTACTCGCCGCGTTATTGCCGAAGATGAGGGACATGCGGCCCTCGCCAAACTTGGAGGTTCCGCCGTAGAAATTGGCTTGGTTGAAGGTCTGGAGCCTGTCTATCGCCAGGGTGATGAGCTTCGGGTCAGGCTTGCCACCTGACGTGTGGTCGAGCCCCCAACAAAAGATCGGCGCGGGAGCGTTGCCCGAAATACCGTCCTCAGCGTTTCCCACCGGGCGGATCACGGCAAGCATCGCGTACCCCGCGCTCGCTGGGTCCGTTGATCCTGTCGTCTCGGCGACACCAGAACCCAACGCCGGGTTGTAGTATCCTGGGATCGTCCGCGTCCCCATCTTGCGGTGCGCAAGCGACTGTGACGGACCCGGCCCGCTGCGCAACGCGCGCCATTTTCCGCGCTCGGTGACAATCTCCCCGCCAGCAGCCATACCTTGCGACGCATACAGCGGGCGCTGCTCTGGCTCGCCGGTCACGAAATAGCCCTGATTTGGTGCGTGCGTGAGGTTGCGACCGTTCCCGCTCTTGTCCTCCCAGGTAATAACCTCGTCGCCGTCCTCCACGTCCGCCGACTCCCCGCCCAGCGTCACCAGCGTGCTAGCGTCCGTGGCGTCGTAGTGCGCCCACACGACCGGCTCGATATCAGCGCCGACAGGAAGGCCGGTAGTGTCCGAGAGCACCGTACCGGGCTTGAGGTCGGAAGGCGTCCACGCCACGACGGACTTGGCGAGGTCAGGGTTCTGCGGGTTGGTCGCGCGCTCGGCAAACGGGGGGGCCGTCACATATATGTCGCCCGACGAGTTGACCGCCATCGCCATACTCAGGTACGGCAGAGAGGGGTTCTCCGTGTCCTTCAGCGGGGACGCAGAGCGAATCGCCAGATAACTCACCAGCGAGCAGCGATGCGTCTGCGGCTTGTTCACCAGAGCGTACAGCCTGCCGTCGCGCACCTTGATGTCTGAGATGAAGCCGCCTGGGCTGACCTTCCACATCATCTCGTACTTCTCGTCGAGGAACGGCGCGAAGCCGAACAGCAGCGCCTCGTCGGCCTTGCCCGACAGCTTGCCCTCCTGCGCGTCCTTCACCGTGCGCTCAACCTCGCTGACGCCAGCGTAGACCCACCCCAGCTCGTCCACCGCCAGAGCGCGCACCACATGCGACTCGTCCTCGACAGGCAGGGGGATCACGGCGAGTTCCTTTCCCGCCGCGCTGACCTTCACAATCGAGTTGTTGCCCTCGATCACATAGACGTTTCCGCTGCGGTCCACGACCGCCCCAAACGCACTCTTCTTGTTGGGCGTCTCATATGTCCACTCCGCGTCGCCCGCCAGGACCGTGCTCCCAGCAGAGGCGTAGGTGACGTTCTTGTTGTCAAGGGTCACCGTCGCGATTGCGTCGATCTTCCCGGTGGCGTCTATCTGGGTCGCGTGCAACGACAGGCCAGACCTCTGCGCTGTGCGACGCCTGCCTGTCTTCGGCTGGATCGCCCGCACGTTCTGCGCGTCGCGGGTCGTGGCCGGGGGCTGCTCGGAGAACGCATTGTCCTCGTCGATGCCCAGGTAGGGATGACCAATAGGAACGTCAGGCATGGCCTACCCCGGCGCGGCTACGCGCGTGCGCAGCAGACCCGGCCACCCTCGGCGGTTCACGCCGCTGATCGCGCCGTTGCGAATTCGACCCACGTTCCCGTGCTGGAACCCATCGGCAGACTTGGCCGCGAGCATGACCGGGCCGGTCACCACGGACGCGAGGTAGGCGTCAAGCGCCAGACCGTCCGACTCGTCCTCGTAGCCCTTGGCGAACGCCCGCACCGTGGAGAGGAACGCCTGATTCGCGTAGCTCTCGATCTCGAGCGTGTCCGTGTCCCCAGACACCGTCGACCAGCCAGCGCGATAGACCAGCCTGAATGCCTCGTTCACGTTAGAGCCCGCCCTGGGGTAGTGCTCGAGGATAGGGTTGGGCGGGCTACCCGCGTGGCCGATAGCCCCGTTGTAGTACCAGGGGCCGTCGACCTCCGTGCCGATGGCGCGCATCTGATTGAGGTGCGCCATGCTGGTCAGCCGGAAGCCGTTGAAGATCGTGTCGTCGTAGCGAACCGACAACGCCTCACCGAAGTCGCTGGGAAGCGCCATGAAGTCCAGCCGCATCGTGCCAGCGATGTCCGTAGCGTCCGCGCCGAAGGTGGTGCTCAGGACGATGGCGTTGTCGTTGGACCTTGACGCGATGGTGTAGCGCCCGGTCGTGGCACCCGTTCCAGACGTGATCTCGATTCTGTCGCCGCTGAGAAACGTGTAGTCCGCAAACGCGCCCGCCTTCGTGAGCGTTTTTGTGGACGACACCCAAGACGCGCCCGTGAGCGAGATCGCCCCGCGAAGGTCGAGGAACGCCTCGCGCCCGATCAGGAACGCCCAGCGGTGGATCCCCACGAAGAACTCGCCAGCGCGGTTGATCAGCGCAATCGAGTCAATCTCCTCCGACATGCCCCCAGGCACGGCGTGGTTGATCTCGTCCAGGGCTGTCGTTACCGGGAGAGCCATCGCTGTGTGCCTTTCATGCGCTTAGTCGACGATTCGAAAGAAGACCGTGTAGACCGCGTCGGCTGAAGTCTCGTCGTCATAGAGCCGAGCGCCGAAGCCGTCTGGGATGAAGAAGCCCGCGTCGCGCCTCCCCAGACCCCCGCCCGGTTCTATGCCCAGCAACTCCGTGACCGCAGGTTTGCGAAACTGCTCAATCAGGGTGCCCGACCTGTCCACAATCTCTAGCTCGTCGGTGGCACCATCGGTTTCGAGGCGGTATCCCTCGATGCACACCCCGCGAACGGCGCTCGCGAACAGGCTAGCGGACAGCGTGCGCGATGCCCCGCCCTGCCCGTCTGTGGGATACTTGGCGGTGGTCGAGTCCACGGTCATCCACATGGCAGCGGGCGTTCGGCTGCGGGGGATCATGCTAGTGCTGGACGATCCTGAAGTAGACCTTGGCCTGTTCGGACCCCGATCCGGTGATGCCGTAGGCAACAGGGAACGGCAGGAAGATTCCCTCGGACCCGAACGCCTCGTAGAAGCCGTTGAACGTGGTGCCCGGTATCTGAAACGTGTCGACCAGGACCAGCGTGGTGGGGTCCGTCGCGTTGTACAGCTCGACATCTTCCGTGCCGCCCACGTCGACCGAGAACCCCTCGACGATGGTGCCCCAGTTGGATGTCGAGGCGAAATGCGCGTCGAAGAGGGCGTCGTCGATGTTGGCCCCTCCCTGCCCATCGGTTGGGAAGAGTGGGGCTGCTCCAGCGACCTCGATCCAGTACGCGGCGGGAAGTGTTGTGTGAGGAATAGCCATGTGCTGCTAGCGGCCTCGCCGCGATTCGAGTTGTCGAAGGAGTGAAAGAGGAGGCCACCCGACCAGTAGTAAGAGGCCGGGTGGCCTGTAGCGTCAGGGCTTATGCCCTAGACCGAGTAACCCCACCCGGTGATGCCGTTCAGCATCACGCGGGTCAGACCCGGTGTAGCCGTAACGTCAGGTGACGCGAGGAGGCCGACGATGCGGTCGTTTGCGCCAGAAGCCGCCAAGCTGATGCCAGCCGCGACGACGGAGAGTTCGGCACCCGCAGCAATAGAGCCCGTCACCGAAACCTTGTCGAACAGGCCGAAGAAGCCGATTTCGGCCTCCTCGTCGTTGGCAATGCCGCCAACATCCAAGACCGTGCCTACGAATCCGGCGATGATGTCGGCGGCGACAATCGCCCCCACCTGACGCCACGCCGATGTGGCCGCGCCGTCTGCCTTGAAGGTGTCGTCGTCCGTGTCATCCACCTCGGCAAGGGTGCCTATCAGGTCGATAGACACCATGCTGCCTTGCGCGAGGGAGCCCCCCGTGCGGTTGAGGCAGCCGTGGCGCTCGGACGCAGGAAAAAGACCTCCGCCCGGCCCCTCAGTAGAGCGTGAGAAAAACTGAGCCATGAGAGAAAGTCTCCTAGTAAAGAGCGGTGTAGTGGTCGCCGCTGGGCTCGATGTAGCCCTGGCGCTTACGGGACGTGCAAGGCATCTGACACCACGTCGAGACGGGCATCACATAGGTGTCGGGGTCTTCGTGGGCTCGGCTGACCGAGTCCTTCTCGAAGTACATCTCGTCGTGGAAGACGGGGTGCAGGAACTCGCTGTTGATCCAGTAGAAACGCGGACCAATGCCGGTAGCACCCGTGGTTTGCATCTCGCAGGCCGCGTCGCCCTCAGAGACGACGCCGTTCCCGGCGTCGGGATACAGCGTTGCGGTTTGCAGTTCGCTGACCCACTTGACGGGAATCCCGTAGTAGGCCGGGTCGGGGAACGCCGGGTCTTGGGAACCCGTCACGTTGTGGAAGCCCTCCGCCGTGTGCTCACGCAGCAACTGCTGGTAAGCCGTGTGGCCGACCTTCGAGGTGAAGATGCAGTATTTGCCGTAGCGAGGATCCGTGAAGTAGTCGGCGTGCGACGGCGGAGCCTCGAAACGCAACTCCTTCCACATCGAGTCGAATGTCGAGATGATGTTGTCGGAGTTGGTAGTCGTGGCCGAGTAGGTGTCCACGGTCGGGGTAAAGTTGCTCATGCCCGTGTCCGTGCTGTTGATGCCCTCGACCGTTGTCCACGTCGCGCCGTTGTCGCTGCCGGGGACGAACTTGCCGTCGGGAAACCCGTTCACGAACGCCGGGATCGAGTACATCTGGACGCCGTCGTCTGACTCCATGTCGGCAGAGATCGGGAGAGCCCACATGGATTCCTCGAGGAGGTTCCACTTGTCCATCCACATCTCGCCTTCCTTGTCGTACAGAAGGTCGACGTACTGCTGGAACTGCGCGTCCGAAGTCCCGTACTTGATCTTGTCGTTGAGAAGCACTTCCTGCTTCGTCCACGCCATGTGCGTGATCAGGTAGCGGAATCGAGCCTGAATCTTCTTCAGGTTCTGCGGGTTCTTCCAGCTGTGCGTGTCGCCGGGAAGGTGCCAGCGCGTGCGCCGAGTCACGTTGAGCTTGACGCTCTCGCGAATCGACTCCCCGCCCTGGATCGTCTTCTTGTTCCCCCGGTTGCCCGACATGAGCTGCCCGAAGGAATAAGTGTTTTTCGCCGCGTCCGCGATCACATGTCGCGGACCAGACAAGTAGAGAGGCCCGGTCGCTTCTGCAAACGACGAGAAGGCCGTGAGTGCGGTGCCAGCCATGAGCTAGCCCTCCTTCTGCTGAGTGTTGTTGTGTGCGGGAGCCGTGACCTAGTTCTCCAGACCAGCCTCGCGGCGAAGCTGAAGGCTTAGAGCCCTGGCACCCTCTGCGTCGTGCGGATTCTTTTGCGTGAAGTTGAATATCTTCCGCTGGATATCCTGCGCCGAGAAGCCCGCGCCCTCGGCACCCTTGCGAGACGGAGGCGTCGGGCTCGACGCGGCCTTGCGGGCATTACCCGTGGCCGTCGCCGTCGCCTGAGCCTCCTCCGCAGCCTGGGTGAGCGCACCGGAACCGTAGATAGCCTCTACGGCTTGGTTCAGAAGAGCGGCGGGGTCAACGACCTCGCCCCTGTTCTGCGCGCTGACCGCCATATCGTTGGCAACCGCCAGAACACTCGTCCATGCCGCTTCGCTCGCGCCTAGTTGCGGGACGTGCACCTGTAGACGCTCGCGATGCTCGACAAGACCTCGCTCCACCCTCGCCTCATTCACAGACCGCGTTTCAGCAGCCTGCTCGCGAAGGGGTTCGAGCGCCTTGCTCAACCAACCCTCGAGCGCCTTGGCTCCCGCACCATCGGGTTCGAGCCCAAGCTCATCGAGCAGTCCTTCTGGGGCCTTGAGGTCCACATTCCCGGCGGGCACCGCACTCTCGGGCTCCGGGTCTGTAGCGGCCTCAACTTCCTCCAGCTTGGCTGCAAGCTCGGCTCGCTCCCTGAACGTGCGATCCACGACCGCCTCACGCTCCAAGGTCTTGCTGTACAAGCCCTGGGCGTCCGGTATCGCGTCAATCGCAGCGTCGTTTAGCCCTAACTTCAGCCGCAGGTAGGCGCGGGCCTTGTCGTCAAGGCTCGCCCCCTGGGCCTCTGTGGGCTCTTCAGCACCAGAGGGCTCAGGAGCCGCCTCTGGTGTGTTCGTCGTCTCAGCGGCCTCTGAGGGGCCTCCAGCGGCCTCCTCGGGCTCTGCCGTCACCGGGCGCGGCTCAGGAGCCGCAGCCAGCGCCTCGTCAAACGCCATACGCGCCTGCGTCAAAACGCCAGCATCCGGCGCGGCAGCGCCAGGGGCGTCGGGCATCGTCGCTGACAGGTCTTCTACAACGGGCTTCGGCATATACTGCTCCTACGGCAAGGCACCAGCGCGCACAAGAGATTACGCGGGGTGCAAAAATGTTGCGGGATGGTGGGGGTTGACATTTCAGTCTGCGAGAGCATCAAGCTCCGCGCGATCCTCAACCCCATACACCCAGACGGGCGTGCTCTCGCCAACCCAAGCACCGGACACATTGAACTCGAAGTGCTCGAGCGCCTGATCCTCGTCCAGGCCAGACTCCACAAGAACCCTAAGGCGCTTCTCCACCGAGTAGGCCACCAGATCGGGCTGACCGCAGCGACGCGCCACACCCAAAATTGCATCGTCGAACCCGTCGGCAACCAGCATCAGATCCTCCCGTCCCACGTCAGACCAGGATCATCGTCGCGCGCTACCGCCAGCGTCTCGCGGATGCGCCGCTTGTTCTCGAACACACACTCGCCGCGAGCGTTGAACGTGCCGCCAGCCTTCTTGTGCGCCGCGTAGTTCAGCGGGAGAGACTTCGACGCGAACCCTTCCGTGCGCTGGATCGGTTGCGTCCACATCGTCACGCGCTCACCAGTCACCAGCTTGCGCATGGACACACCACACGACACGCACGCCACAGGCGCGTCGTCGAACATGCCGTGGTACACCTCGTTCACATCCCCGCAGGGCTCGCACTCGTAGTCGTACAGAGGCACTACTCGATACCTTTCTGAACAGAGGCAGGCACGTCGGGAGCGTCGCCCGCCGCGCTCATCCCAGCACCAGGACGCATCCCACCAGCCCCGCTAAACCCGACACCAGGATTCCAAACGCTGTCAGGCTGTACGTTGCCAGGAAGGCGCGGCGTGCCTTGCTTGGGGTGCATATCAGGCAAGGGCTGCTGCATCTCCATCTGCATCGCACCCATCATGCGCGCTGCCTCGTAGTTGAACAGCTTGGGCAACTGCGGCATCCCCAACGCCTCTCCGCGCTCCGCGAAGTACGTCTCCCAGTCAAACTCAGGGAACGACCGCACCATAGGGAGCGCAGTCATAACGATCTGATCCACAGCCGACGCGCGAGCCTGCTCCTGCTCCTCGCTCGTCTGGCTCACAGAGTAGAAGTCCACAGACATCTCCATGTCCTCGAACTTCAGGTCGCCACCCTTCCAGACCGGCTCCTCGATGGGCTCGCCGGTCACAGGATCCAAGAACAACCCGCCAGCCTCAGGACCAAGACGCACAGCCGACCGCGAGTCCTCCACCAGATACCACGCCTCCTTGCGAAGCACGGCCTCGAGCGTCTTCACGAACTTCATCGCGAGGTGACCAGACCGCCGCGTGCTCGACTGATTGGCAATCGCAGTCGCAGTCGCGGTCACACCCCGCGCAGTACCACCGCGCTGCGCATCATGCAGACCGCTCACACGCTCCAACGTCTCCCGCAAGAACATGAAGTGACGCAAGTCCTGGTCGGTCAGACCACCAATCTCCAGCTCCTTGATCTGCGCCGCGATGTTGTCCGCGCGGTTCACAGGGAAGATGCCGTGGTCCTCAAACTCAGCCAGCGACGAGCCCAGGTCTGCTATCGAAGTCGAGTCGACCGCGAACCCCTTCTTGTAGTCCGCCATGCGCGCCGACATCGAACGCCGATGCGTGTTCAGCTCTGCCGCCTGCGCCACCACCGCAGCAATCGGGGAAAGATAGCGGTTCTCGTCAGGCACAAGGTACGCGCCGCCCACCGTGTAAGGCCCAGCCGCAGGACCGTAGAAGGGGCGCGGCTTGCGAATGTAGTCGCTCGACGCCAAACCCTGCGTGCCGCCACCGTGAGGGATCGTGTAGATCACACCGTGATACCCGTCCGACTCCAGAGGCTCGAACTCCTCGCCGTTCGCGTCGACCGCCTTCTCCAACCGCTCCTCTGGCACCCAAACCTCGTACAGCGTCACCTCTCCCCGCGTGCCGCCACCGTACCCGCGCTCCGTCGAACGACGCAACTCGTCCACGCCCGCCTCCTCAGGCAGCGCGTCGATCATCTTCGTGTTCCACCCGCCAGACTTGCCGAGCGCACGCGCATCGCGCAACAGCGTCTCCTTGTCCACGATCATCCCGTGACCACGCCAACGCTCGCCCTCATGCGTATCGGCCATCGGGTCCGCAACGTAGTACAAAGGCGAGATGCGCTTGGAGCGCGGCCTGAACGGGGGGTCCGACCACCCCGTGTAGTCGCCAGCCGCTGGCTCCTGAACCGTCAACGCCACGCACCAGCGGAACGCCCAGTCGTAGAACAACAACTCGTTCATCGACACCATGTCCGTGTCCACGATGTTGCGGTTGATCGCGTAGCCAGAAGCGCGCACCAAGTCGCGCATCGTCCCCCCGCGAGGCGTGCTCGTCTTCACGCGAGGGTTCGATGACAACACCATCGACGCAAACAGCGACACCCACTCGAACGCATGGTTCTCCATGTCAGGCTCGTCCTGAGCCCAGTCGCCGCGATAACCAGCACCGGCATACCGACGCTTGTCATCCTCGTAGTTAGCACCGAGGAATCGCTGGTTGTACTCCGTCGCGCTCTGCACCTCGCGCCACAGGTTGTCAGGCTCTACGTTGAAACTCATAAGGTCACCATCGTCGGCTTGAGCCGCTCTATCTGAACACCAGCCTCAAGACCCTTCTTGCGAAGCTGATACCACACGTTGCCGGAAACAATGCCGTCGGTCGTCTTCCCGCCGTCGAGGTGCGCACCGTAGAACAACACCTTCGTCGCGCCACGCTTCATGCACTCCTCCGCCACCAACGCCACGAATGGCGCAGGACGCGCTATGCCCGCGATGTCGCGAACGTGTCCGTCCTCCAAAAGCGTCACGGGGATGTCCTCGTCCCCTGCGCCGAAGTACAGCGACGACATCGGCCACATCGCAGCGTGACGCTCAGGTGCCCACACCTCGACAACTCCCGATGGACACTCTTGCGGCGCAAGACCGCAGCTCATCCACACGTTCGGCTGCATGCCTCGCAAACGCTTCCAACCCTCACCCATCGCAATCACAGGTCCAGCCGCCAGGAAGTTGCGGCTCACAGGGTGAGCGCACAGCGAGGTGATCACGTTCCACGTCCGAGCCTGCACCGTCATCGCACACGCCTCACGCGACCGCGACGCCGCGTTCCAAGACGCAAGCTCTTGGGGCGATGACGCCCAGCAATAATCTCGTCCCACTTCCCGTCAAACAACGTCGCGCCATACGTCCCCGACTTGTACTCCACCTTCGGCGGCTCCACGGCCAGCGTGCGGTTCCACGCCCAGTCAATCATCCCGCGCATAGCGTCGCACCCGTGGTCTGCACACGCAGGGTGCGGCTCCTCCTTCACCGGCTGGCCGTCCACCTCCACAGGGTAGATGTACCCAGGCACCTCGTCCTCCGTACACACAGGCTTGCGCACAGAAGCAAGCGAAGGGTCGGCAGGATGTTGCAGCGCATCTCGCAGCAGGTAGATGCGGTCCTGATCGAAGCCCACGCGCACCTCGTCTATCCCCGCGCGCTCCTTCGTCTTGCCGCGCTTCTTCGACCACTCGCGCCACAGCCCAGGAGCCTCACGACCACCAGCCTCACCCACGCGACCGTTCAACTTCTCCATCGAACCAGGATCCCAGTCGCACACGCCAATCAAGAACCCGTAACGCTCCCACAACCGAGCACCCCAGTCCGCCCACCAGTCGATGTTCTGCGACGTGTGGTAAACCTCCGCCACGCGGAACGCGCGACCCTCCTCGTCAAACGCCCACACCTGCATGCAACCAGGAGCGCGGAACCCGAAGTCCATCGACGCACCAAACCACTTCACCTCGATGGGCTCCTCGTCCACCTGAGGAACGTGCAGCAGCCAGCGACCGCGACCCTCGTCGAACACGCACTCGCCCGACACAAGGTGCCGCGCGCTGTCGTATGTCTCCCACACAATCCCCTCGGCACTCACCCACAAGTGACGCAGCAGACGATCACGCCGAACGCCCGTCAGGGAACTGCGCAGAGTCTCAAGGTAGCTCGCCCCCTGCTCGGTCCACTCGCCAGTCGACACGTCGTACCACGCAGGGTTGTCCTCATGCCGATAGTCAATCCGCGCCATGTGCCCACCCTTCACACGACCGAGCAGCCAATGCGTCGGGACCGTCGGGTTCACGTCCGCGATGATCTGATGGTAGGGCGTGCGGAACGCGCGAAGCCGCGTCGTGAGCTTCTCCCAAACCTCCAGCGTCGTCTCCTCCGCCTGGAAGAAGTACACGCGGTCCCACTTCGATGACAGCACGCGGTCGATGTGGTCCGCCGAACCCAAACCAATCAGCGACCCGTTCGGGAAGATGTAGTCGTCGCGGTTGCCGCGCTTCGCCGTGCCGTGGATCGCCGGGTGACCATCCCACAGCACCTCCTCCTCCCAGTCTGGAAGGATCGTCTCGCTCAGGGACTTGCGCGTCTGACGCATGAACAACTGTCGACAGCCAGGATGCTCCCGTGCCGTGTAGTTCGCCTTCACCATCAGCGAGAACGACTTGCCCGTGCCAGCACCAGAGGTCGCCAACACCTCGAGGTCACGCGCAGCAAACAGGTCAGCCGCCGCACCCTGCAGCGTCAACTCTCTGCTGATGACCTCGGGCTCATCGACCGTCTGATGCGTCATGTCCGACTGCCCTTCAGTACCCGCCGCCGCCGCGCCTCTTTCTCGCGCTCGCGCCACGGGCCGAGGAGCGCCGTCGCCTCGCCTTCGAGCGCGAGCGCGTCGAGTTCGAGGAGGAGCGCCTGGTCTTCCGGCCACTCGAACTCGAGGCGCGGGTGCCGCCACCCGCCGCCTTTGCACGGCTCCCAACCGGAGCGCCATAACCACTCTTGTGGGCCATTGTTAGTTGTCCTCTGTGTCCAGCGGGGTTTTGCCACGTCGATCCACCACGGTGATGGACTCCCGAACCTCGCGAACGTCCACCCGCTGACGGGGCATGCCCTCGTCGCGGTTCAGGAACTCCTTCACGAAGCCCAAGTCGCCCTCCATCATCTTCTCCACGAACACCCGAGCCGCCACGTCCGCGCGCATCGTGCCGTCCGACACCTCCTTCAGCAGCAGGTGCTTCACGCGGGTCATCAGGTTGACCGAGCCCTTCTTCCTGCCTCGAGGGTTGCCGCTCTGGCCTGGGATGAACGTCCCGTCTCTGTGTCGACGCACCGTCGCCTCGTCCTGCTCGCCGCCGTCAGTCGTATGCTCGATCTCGTTGCTGCTCTTCATTAGGAGAACCTCGGTAGGGTCTTGATGTCTGCCACGACCGGCACCATGCCGATGTTGGGCGTGCCTAGGGTTGTCGTGATCGTGAACTCGAACCTGTAGGTGTGCCCGCCGACCAGCGAGTTGGCGTCGTTGAGCGTCTTAGTCCACCTGAAGTCGAACGTGTAGCCCGTGCTGTCTAGCGTCCACTCCGGTCCCGTCTGGGATGATGTCTCGAGCAGCGTCCCCGCGCTCGGAGTCGCGAACGCCGTGCTCGGCGTCTGGCTGCCGAGGTCGTAGATGTTTAGCGCGTAGGTGTACGCGCCGGGGTCGGTCGAATGCACCAGCAGCGTGTTGTCGAGGTCGACCACCTGCGCGAGGATGCGGAACTCGGCACCCTCCCACACGCTGCCCTGAATCTTGATCGGCTTCATGCGCTCACTCCTGATCCTGTCGCGGTCGCCGCGACTACCATGCCCTTCGCCACACCGGCCACGCCCACGTCGCCCTTCGCTGCACCGGCCACGCCGGTCATCCCGCGCGTCACGCCGGTCATCACGGCCAGCCCTTTGGCCGAGCCCGTGCCTATCAGCGTCACGACCGTCACGGGTGCCGCCTCGGTGACGCTGACCGACTCGTTCACGACCGCGAACTTGCCGACGATGCTGACCACGGCCTCGCTCGTCGTGAGCGTCTCGTTGACAGCTCGCACCAGCGGAACGCGCAGCGCGAACACCGTCTCGGTCACGGTCACCGTCTCCTCGAAGTCCGGGTCCATGTCCGAGTCGTTCTTCTCCTTCACCGTCTCTGTCACGGTGACCGTCTCGTTCACGACCTCGACGATGGGCAGGCGGTTCGCGACGATCCCCTGGTCTGGCTGGAAGGCGAAGCTCGAGGGCGTCGCGCTCCCCGACACGTCGAAGTACAGCACGATGTAGACCTCGTCGCTTGTCAGCCCGACCGTCTCGTCGCCGTAGACCGACATCGTGAGCACGCCGGTAGCGCCGAGGTTGAAGTGCTGCCGCGTCGCCTCGCCGACCGTGACCTTCGGTGCGTTGCTGGCGCTGACGCGGCAGACCCTGGTGCCCGTCCAGGTCCAGTCCGCGTTAGCCGTGGTCACGTTCAGCTGGATGGTCCAGTCGCTCTCAGGCCACGTCAGCAGCCCGGGGAAGCCAGGCTCGCCCTGGAACATCACGCCGCGCACGCCGGTCGCTGGGGCGTTCTGAGACACCGTGGTCGACCCGCCTACCGGGATGCTCGAGCGCACGACCGCCTCCTTCGCCTGCGGGGTCGTAGCGAGGACGCCGCCAGCGCACATCGTCACAGCGCCAGCGTCCGCCGCGTCGCCGCCCTGTGACCACTTAGTCATCTCAGGTCAGGCGAGCGTGTGATTGACGAAGATCTTCAGCGTCTCGTCGGTGGTCTTCGTGAATGGCGCACCGAAGACGTGCCGCATGAGCAGCGGGTCAGGCGTGACCTCCTCCGGCGCTGCGATGCTGATAGCCACCTCCCTGATTGCCGAGAGTGTCGTACCCGTGCCGTAGCTCGCGTGCCAGGTCAGGACGAACGCCCCTCGCCCGCTGTTGTCCGTGTCGTCGTCGTCGATCTTGGGGTAGCCCGACGCGAGCACCTGCTCGCCCGTGGTGCCGGTGAACTGGGTCATGTCCGCCATGTCATCGCCAATGTCGGCGGCGGTGGAGCCTGTGCCTACGACAAAGGTCGTGAAGGTGCTGGTGACGGCTGTGCCGTTGAACGACTCCTCGAACCTCTCAGCGTAGTGCCGCAGCCCCATGGTAGTGACGAGGTTATTGCCCTCGAGCTTCTGCCTCACCGAGCCGTCTGCGCGGAGGATGACGGCTGTGACCTGTCCTGTAACGGTGATGTCCTGGGTCATGTCGCTGCCTCGGGGAGAAATCTCAGAGCTGTAAAGCGCCAGAATCGGTAGCAAGTAGGTGATCCTGCTCGTAAATCCCTCATTTTCAAGGGTTTGCCCTGTGACACTTTCTTGCGTCCGTGCAACTTTCTTGCAGAAGGTGCCTCCCCCTCCGGTCGATCCTGTGCTAGTCTCCTCCTACCGTCACGGTGACGGCTAACCACTACCCACAAGGACAGACCGATGACACACGACTCCCGCATCGAAACCCTCCTCGCACTCCGCGAAGCTGCCCGCGCCACCTACGAGGCAATCTCCGACACAAGTATGTACGGGTCACGCGACGAGTTCATCGGATACGCCCCCGTTGACGAGGATGCGCTGTCCCAGATCGTCGCCCACGACGATGCGCTGAAGGCCGAGCTAGTCACCCTCGGAGTCTGCGACGAGTGCGACCAGCCCACCAAGGACGAGTTCGAGCTGCTCAAGTTCGGCCCCCACGGCCAGCCCTTCTAACCCCTGACTCCTCACCACCTACCCCGAACGGAGACCAAGCCATGAAGAACCCCACCGACCTCATCATCGCCATCTTGGCGAAGAAGCCTGGAGCGAATTTCAACTGGGACACCGTGGGCGGCTACGCGGCAGGAGAGCCCGCTATGGACGCGCTGATAGCAAGCGGTCGAGTCATCGAAGGCTTCGCCGTCTCGAAAACAGGACGCCGTATGCCTGCCGACTTCCTCTCTGAAGATGTTCACCTCTCCGGGCAAACTCGGGAATCTCTCCGCAACATCGCGTGGCTTCGCAGCCGCTCCTAACCACTCACCACCACACCACACCAAGAACGGAGACCAAGCCATGAAGAACATCAGCAACTACTCCATCAACTACCACGGATCCGACCCGCGCCTCGAACTTGACCAATGCTGGGATGGCGCGGACTTTTCCACCCTGAAGGAAGCCTGCACCGCCTTCTCTCGCCCCAGCGCCGATCACGTCGCTGAATGCCCGTTCCAGACGGGCGGGGAACTGTGGGTTGAACTGGCTCAGGGTACGCGCACCAACGAGGGGCTCGCCTCCCTGAAGACCCTGCGCGTGCGCTGCCTGCGCAAAGAGACTGCAACCGACCGTACCGCCGCCGCCGCCGCCGACGAGCGTGCAGACCGCGACGAGTACGCGCAGCAGCAAGGCATGGCCTTCGGCGTCGAGGCGCACAACGACGCCCTCCTCTAACATCCGACCAACCCCCAACACCCCGAAAGGTACAGACCGATGACCACCCAATCCAACAAACAACGCTTCCAGGCCCTTCGGGGTCGGCTCGAATGCCAACTGCCCTATGTGACCGTTCGGCGGGGAGGCCCCTGCGTTCTCGCCAGCGGCGACGGCGTGACCAGATATTACTTCTACCAGAAGACCATGAATATCTCCGAGAGGATCAACACGGCCCACGGGATCCGCGAGGCGGAAGCCTACGGTCGCGGCCTCCTGGACGGTGTCCGACTCCAGAACCTCACGGAGGGCGTGCGATGACCGAAAGGGGCTTCGGCCCCGGTCGTGCGCTGACGCCGCGCACCTGATGAGCCCGGCAGGGCGAAACCAACAACCTAGAAGGAACCGACCGATGACCACCTATCACATCCCCGCCTCCCCGCGCGACGCCAGCCCTGACTGGGCTGCGCTCGCCGCCCGTGCTCGCGAGATGGACCTCGCGCAACTCTGCGGTGCCTGTCGCGACGCGCACGAAGCGGCAGTTGCCGCTGACGCTCTCGAGCTTGCCGGTGCCTGCAAGGGCAAGACCGGCGGCTACTACCGCGACGAGATCTCCGTGTACTTCGCTGAGATTCGCCGTCGCGGCCTCTTCACCGGGATGGGCGACCTGTCCGAGTCCGTGATCCACAGCATCGAGGTCGACCAGTCCAAGCCTCACTACTGCCACAACTGCGGCGACGGCTGCAGCGACGAGTTCACCTCGGTGGAGGAGGAATACCTCTGCGAGGACTGCGGGCTCGCCGCGCAGCGCACCTACGCCAGGGAGAACGGCTGATGACCACCACAACCACGACCGAAGCCTCCTCCGCCTTCGTGCGCGAAGACCTCCTCGATGAGGTCCACAAGCGCGTGGAGCGAATCAACAAGCGCGCCAGCAAGGTTGGCGTCGCGCCTATCAGCGTCACCTTCACGGGCACGACCGAGGACCGCCTCGAGCGTCACCTCGATGACGGCACCGCCGTTTACGCGCTCTACCACGAAGCTGCCGTCCCCGGCTCGGCGCCGGAAAGGACATGACCGATGTGGATACTCCCCTCCGCGTGCTATCGCTCTGCTCAGGCATCGGGGGTCTCGACCTCGGGATCCGCCGCGCACTCCATGCGCGAGTGGTGGCCTATGTCGAGCGGGACCCCTTCTGTGCGTCCGTCCTCCTGGGACGGATGGAGGACGAGGCCCTGGATCCAGCGCCTGTTTGGTGCGGAGACCTGCGTGAGCTGGACCTGCGACCTCTTGCCGGAAGCATCGACCTCGTCTGCGGTGGCTACCCGTGTCAGCCTTTCAGCCACGCCGGTTCCCGCAAGGGTGCCGACGACGAGCGTCATCTCTGGCCGGCCATCCGCGACACCCTTCGCGTGGTACGACCACGATTCGCATTCTTTGAAAACGTCGCAGGGCACCTTCGCCTGGGATTCGACGTTGTCCTCTCCGACCTTGCCTCGCTGGGGTTCGATGCGCGCTGGGGCCTTGTGCGTGCGTCTGATGTCGGCGCACCGCATCGCCGGGAGCGGCTGTTCATCTGCGCCTGGGACCGCGACCTCGACTCCTCCGAGTGTGGCCGATGGCTCCGAGAAGGAGTGGTCAACCCCGACCTCGGGGGGGGCTCATGTGGCTTACAACAAGCCGCAACGAACCCATCCTCGAGGGGATGGCGAGGGAGTGGCCGACGCCCTGCGCGGGAACGAATCGCAAGAGCGCGCGGGCGATGGAGAGGTCGGTGAACAACGGTCGCCGGTCAGGGGGGGGGCAGAGCAGCTCGCCGGGGCTGGAACAGGTAGCGGAGATCCAGGCGGGGCAGTGGCCGAAGGAGGTTCCCAGAGAAGCATGGCCGACGCCGAATGCGAGGATCTCTCAGGACGGGGAAGACCCCACGACCTGGCTGGCTCGTCGGGAAGAACTGAAGAAGAAGGGCTACAACAGCAACGGCGCAGGGACGCCGCTGACGATCGCGAGTCTGCAGTGGCCGACGCCGACAGCAGGGGATCACAAGGCGGCGGGGTCGAGGAACACCCCAAACTCAAAGGCGAACAAAGGCGTGTCTCTCACGGATGCAGCGGTGAGCGGGAACTCGGAGGGCCGACAGTGGCCGACGCCCAGGGCGCTGACGGGAGGAGCGGAGAGCGCCCAACGCAAGCAGGAACTGGGGCGCCACGAGAGCGGGGGGGGAGATCTACAGGTCGCGAACTTCGCAGTGCATCACCAAGAACAGACGCCGGCGTGGACGCCGTGCCCGGACTGCGAGAATTACCTGTGCAATATCCACGCGATCCACGCCCACGAGTGCCCGTGTCCCTCGATAGAGGAGTGGGACCACAGCCCTTACCTGCCTTCCCCCCCGGCCCCGGCGACAACTGGGGAAGCATCCCCGAGTTCCTCCACCCAGCTCTCGGAGAAGCGCCGACTCAACCCGACCTTCGTGGAGTGGCTGATGGGCTTTCCGATCTGGTGGACGCTGCCCAGCGATACAGAACCGATCGGCTGAGAGCCCTGGGCAACAGCGTGGTCCCCGCACAAGCTGAGAGAGCCGTGCGACTGCTATGGCCCACGCTCGAATGACACGCATCCACGCCGGCGGTCACGCTCGAATGACACGCAGCCCGGTCACGCTCGAATGACACGCAGCCAGCGTGGGCCTGACCGTAGCCCCCTACTAGGAAACCCGATGACATCCATAATCTTCGACATACCCGCCGCGCGCTTGCCGTACAAGCTGCGGTTCCTTGCCGTCTCGCCCGCCGGGGCGGTGACCGTCACGCTGACCGATGCTGGCGCGTCGCACGTTGTGAAAAGCATCACGCCACCTGACGGCGAAGGCCCGCTGCGCTGGACCTGGATCCTGCGAGCTGACGCAGAGAGCTACTTTGGTCCTTCGCCCACAGACGTGGGGCCTGCCGCGACCGTCGCCCTCGACGGCGAGCACGGCCCACTCGTCGTTGTCGAGAGCGTCGTGGGCTTCGAGGTTGACAGCTTCGGCACCGCCCACCGCGAGACGCGGCTGATCTTGACGCGGGAGACTGCACTCTCTCTCGGCTTCCCAGCTCGGGAGATTCCTGTCGAGATGGTCCCCATCGACCTCCGCGTAGGCCAGTTCTGGGACTACGACGAAACGGGCCAGTTTCTTACCGGGCGCACGCGCAGCGATCTGGAGGAGGCGATGGACGCCGCCCTCATACTCGGTGGCGCGCACGCCGACATCGTGGACGGGGGCAACACCTACGAGGAGAACGAGGCGTCCGTCCGCGTCTTCCTCCCGCCGCAGAGCCTCGAGGAGTTCCTCGAGAACAGCGACGTTGGCGTCGAGATGAGTTGGGATGAGGGCACCACGGAGTTGGTGTCGCTGCCGAGCGAGGCCGCTGTCGCTGGCGCGAAGCGGCGCGTGGATGCCCTCGCCAAGGAGGTGACGCCGTGAAACTCCTCAACGCCTGGGTCTTCGATGACGGCGGAAAGCCGGAGTCAATCAAAGGCAAAGGTGATTGCGTTGTGCGCGCAATCGCCATCGCCGGGCAGATCCGCTACGAGGATGTGGCGGACGCCCTTCGCCCGCGATGCACCGAACTAAACAGGAAGGCGGCGGCGGGCAAGCGGAAGCGACTGAGCGGTCGCAGCAGCGTGACGGGCGGCGTTCACAAGGAGGTGTACCACCAGTGGCTCCTTGACCAGGGATGGACGTGGACACCCACCATGAAGATTGGGCAAGGGTGCAAGGTTCACCTACGCGCCGACGAGCTTCCCTCGGGTCGCTTGATTGCGCGCCTGTCGAAGCACCTGTGCGCTGTCGTGGACGGAGTCATTCACGACATCCATGACCCCAGCCGCGACGGCACCCGCTGCGTCTATGGCTACTACTCCAAGAAGGAGGTGCAGCCGTGAGCCTCTGGTCGACCTTCGCGAAGCTCGTCGACAGGATGGATGCGCGGTGCGATGACGCCGGGCGTGCGCGCGACTGGATCGACGGGCTGATGCCGCCGATAGGCCAGATCGCCGCCACCGCCAGCGTCTTCGACTTTACGGGCGGGCGGGACGAGCCCACCCTTGGCCCCGTAGAGCGGCTGTCGCCCGACACCTTCTTTCTCCCCTTCCCGCTCTGCGCTGCCGAGTTCTCGGTGCCGGGCACATGGGACGCGAAGGAGGGCGATCCGCGTGGGGCGTCGCTCGTCATTGTGCAGCGCCCGGTCGGGCATGAGCTCGGGCTGGGGCGAGGCGAGGTGGAGTGGCCCGTTCTTCTGGTCATCCGGAACGAGAACCACCGCGACGTGACCCTCACCACGCTTCTCCTGCGTGGCGTCAGCCCCCTGAGCGCGGCCACCAACTCCGACAGCCTGTTCGCCGGGGCGGGGTCTGCCGGGGAACCCCAGATACACCTTGAACACCGCATGCTCTCGCATGGGTGGTTCTCCCCCTCCACGGGTAAGTGTACGCCGGGGACATTCTGGGAGGAGAGCGTCCACGGCCCCGTTATGAGTTTCGTAGAGCCTGACAGCCCTGCGGGCGGCGGTCCTGGGCGCAACTTCACGGAAGCGGCGGTGGAGGTTGCCTTGCGCGGGCTGATCCTGCTCGAGACGGCCAACTCTCCCGCCAACTGGGTCGTGCGCGTTATTGACGAGCATGCCCGCGTGGTAAAGCGCGGCGGCAAGAAGCGGCGAGAGAAGCGTTCGCGCTACATCGTCGTGCCTGATCGCAGCCTTGACCGAGTCCTGCGCATCCCCAACGAGGGGGGCGACCACATCGGGCGAGCGCCGCATCGTCGGCGCGCACATTGGCGGCGGCTGGACAGCCCTCGCTTTCGACTGAAGCGAGGCCAGCGTGTGCTGGTCCGCGAGTCTTGGGTTGGGCCTAGGAAGGCCACCCACGGCGGCGAGCACTATGAAGTAATCACGCACCTGCCTAGCGTTAGCGAGGCGGGCCAACCCCAGGAGACTACCACGCTATGACCACAGCCATCACCATCCTCCTCGCCGTAGGCTTCGCGGCGCTCATTCTTTTGAACGCTGCAGCCTGGATCGAGGACATCAACGAGCCGCCGAGTGGCGGCACCCACCACAACCCCAAGGAGTGGCTATGAGCGAGCAAGAAGACAATTTCGCAGACGACAGCGCGAAGAAGATCCGCCGCGTCCCGCTGACCGAACCGCAGCAGGTACGCATCTCCAAAATCTACTCGTCCATCGAGGAAGACGACGCCCTGGCGTGGGCCGTGCTCAACGTGCGCGCGGTCGACCGGCTGGTCGTGAAGACTGGGATCGAAGGGCTCGAGGCTAAGTACGGGCTCGGCCAGACGGAGGAGGGAGGCGATGACTAAGACCATGACGGCGCGGATGTCGGACGACGAGATCCGTGAGTCGCTGCGCGCCACCGCTCGCGAGCTGACCGCCAACGTCACCCGTGACGATGACTTCAGCGGGCGGTCGATGCGTGCGGCGCGTGTGGCTGGTGCGGACCTGAGCCTCGAGCAGTTAGCCGAGCGCATGCGGGCCGAGTACGGGCAAGACCTGAACCTGGGAACCCTGGCTCGGTACGAGCGTGGGGACACGCGCCCGACCCGACTGCAGGCCGACATGCTCGAGCACGCCCTGCGCGTGCCGAAGGGTTGCCTGCGCATGGACTACGAGCTAACCTGGATTCCGCGCGGGTAGGGGTTCACGGTCGAGCCCCCCTTGGCCCTCGCCAGCACCTCCTCTGCTGGCGAGGGCTTTTTTCTTGGCCCTGATCCGGCCCTGATCCGGCCCTAATCCGGTAGGGCTCCGGTAGGGGGCTCCCTCCGCCTGAGCGGGGCTGTAAGCCTCCCTGCTGGACTTTGGCTCTCGAGGCCCCGTGGGTCGCCCTGTGCGGCCCGCGTGCCCTGGTGGCGCTCAGGCGGCGCTGACGGGCTTGGTCCCGGCCCAGCGCAAGGCGCGCAGGTGCAGACCTAGGTTCCAGCCCTCGCGGTAGCCCCCCTCACGCAGCGGTAGGGTGTCGATGAACTTCTGCGCCGCTCGCTCGCGCCGAGCCGCCTCCTCGCTGGTGCGGCCCCAGATTCCGTCGTACTCCTCGACCAGCCTGCGGTACGCAATCCAGGCCGGGCGCTTCCAGCCGAGCACCGTGCGGATCGAGTCGGCGCGCTCGGCGCGGCCCATGTGGGATCCAGCCACGGACTTGGCGGGCCACGTCTCCTTGAGCGCCTGGATCCAGCCCTCCAGGGAGAGCTGAACGTGGGCGTCAATCCAGGTGCGGTCGGGGGCCTCTTGGGCGTTTGCAAGCATGTGTCAATCCTCCAGCATGGCCTTGATGGCCTCGTCGGCATCGGCGGTAGTGCCGCTGCCCTGCTCGTCATCGCCCGGCGGGTATAGCCCGCGCCAGCCCTTCTCGATGGCGTTGTCCATCCAGCGCCGGGCCTCTGCCTCCCCGATGGACTCGCACTTGGCGAGCACGCGCTTGCCAGCCAGGGCCGTCATGGGCGACTTGATCAACCTGCGGTGCTCGATCCACTCTGCCCACATGGTGCGGAAGCCCTCGGTGTCCAGCGGGTCGGGGATGGGAAGATCCTCCACCCTCTTCCCCCTCCGCTTGGCGGGGGGGTTAGGGGGGGTCTTCTTCTTCTCTGTATCTGTATATGCCTCTGCATCTGTGCGTACAGGGTGTGACGTGACATCACCCAACGTCACATCGTCACCCGTGACGCGGGTGCGTTCTCGCCAGCGGCGTGTGCGCTCGGCGGTCTGGATCTGCCGCCTTGTGCGCTTGTCCCGGTAGACGGCGTGGTTCAGCACCAGCCACCCGCCGTCGACCTTCTCGATGCGCTCGCCGGTCGTGCCGTCGCGGCTGTCTGGGTCGGGCGACAGGAGAACCCTGAGCGCCTCACGGCAGTCATCGAGGGGGACGTTGGCGGTGTGGGCCAGCCCGCCGACCGAGGCTTCGACCACCCCGGCCTCGTCTGCCATGGCGAGCATGGCGATCCAAACAAGGCGGGTGGGCTGGGACTCCAGCCAGATGGACGAGCGGAGGATGGTGGCATACAGCTTCACGAATGTCATGGACCTATAATGAGCCCCGTCACGGTGACGGGCAAGGGCCTTGACGGCTATTTCTGGTCCGCCTACCCTGAGGGGGTCATCGGTTTCAAACCGAGGGGCGAGCGGGCTCACCAACGCGACGGCGAGGGGGGGCCGGCCCGTTCGCCCCACCTTCCAGCCCCCGACCGCACACAGGTCGGCACGGTGTCGACCAGGGTCAGGGCTCGGCCAGATTGCTCCCCGGTCGGGCCTTGACCCATCTGCCCCTAGTTGGTAGTGGTAGGGGCATGACAACAACAAGAAGACGACGGCGGAGCCACACCTGCAAACGGTGCGGCCACCGTTGGGTTGGCCGCGTGGCTCATCGCCCCGTGCGCTGCCCTAAATGTCAGTCGCCGTACTGGAACAAACCACGACAACGGAGCCCCCGATGACCAAGGCAACGAAACACGCATCCAGCAAGGAAGACGCGCGACTGCGCACAACAGCCGAAGCGGTAGGCGTGCCGCAGTACGTCGTGCTGCGACGAGCCCTCGACCTGTTCGAGGCCGAGCTTCGCCAGCACCTGCACGCTTACGCCAGCATCATCTCCCCCGCTAACGTCGAGCCCGCCCCCGGCCACGCCGTTCGCGGACACCGCAACAACGGAGACTCGCCGCTGAAGGGGCGCACCTACACGAAGAACCAACGCTGTCCCGGCTGCGGTAGGAAGTTCGCACCCCAGGGGCTCGCCAAACACCAGCCTACCTGCAAGAGGGCGAAGCGTTGAACCCTGGAATCTTCCCCAACCTGAGCTGGGACGAGTACCTCGCCATCGACGCGGTGTCTCGCTCCCAGCTCCTACGCCTTTTCCACTCCCCGGCGGCGTTCAAGCACGCGGAGGAGAGGGAGGAGACGCTCGCCATGAAGGGCGGGACGTACACGCACATGGCGGTTCTCGAGCCTGAGCGATTCGAGAGCACCGTCGCGGTGATGCCGCGCTTTCACGGCGGCATGAAGGACGAGAACGCCGTGGAGAAGGGCTACGATGGAGGCCGCGAAGCGAAAGCCGAGTGGCTTGCCGAGCATGAAGGGCTCGAGGTCATCGAAGGAAGTGTGCGCGACGAGTCGCTAGGGATTGCCAACGCGGTACACCGCTGCGAGGCGGCGCGCGTTCTGCTCGAGGGCGAGCGCGAGGACAGCGAGGTCACCGTGGTCTGGGACGACGTTGCCCACGGCGTGCGGTGCAAGGCGCGGCTCGACCGGCTCTTCGACAACATGACCGGCGGCATGACCATCGTCGACCTGAAGCGCACGCACTCTGTGCGCCCGGCCACCTTCTTCAACTCGACCGTGCCGAAGATGCGCCTGCACATCCAGGACGCCTTCTACACGCGAGGGGTGCAAACGATTCGAGGCGTCACGCCCGACCCCATCTTCGGTGACGGCTACGCCTTCGCCTTCGTGGCGTTCGAGCCGACCCCGCCTCACCACGCGGCAGTCTTCGAGCTTGGCGGCTCTACGCGAGAGCTAGCCAACCGCGAGCTTGACCGCATGCTCGAGGTTGTCCGCTGGTGCCAGGACACCGGCAACTTCCCCGACTACTCGACGCACGTCCACAGCGGCGAGCTGCCTATGTACTACGACGAATTCCAGTACCCCGAGGACTATGCCGATGGAGTTTAGCCAACACAACGTCACCCGCGTGAAGGTGACAGGCGACCTGTTCTCAGCCAGCAGCGGAACGCCGCACGGCTGGCTCGAGCTGGCCGTGAAGTCCAGCCCAACTTACAGCGACCCAGAGGAAAACGGGTACACCCTGTACTCGGACGATATCATCGCAACCCTGCGCGCCATCGAGGCGCAGGCGGGGGAAGTACTCCACCGCCTGGAGGCCCTCGCGGCGGCGACAAAGGAGGTAGCGCATGAGAGCTAGCGACGACGGCGGGCAACCCGACCCGCCCCCCATCGAGGAAACCCTGGCCGTTCCCTCGTCTGACAACACCAAGCCCGTGCTCGAGTTTACCGAGCATGGTCTGGCCCTCAACAACACGACCGACCTCTTGCAGTTTGCGCAGTTGATCCTGTCGGAGGGGCTCGCGCCCAAGGGGCTGCGGACTCGCGGCCAAATTGTCATCGCGTTGCAGGCTGGCGCGGAGGTTGGGCTCAAGCCCATGCAGTCCCTAAACTACATCGCCGTGATCAACGGACGCGCAGCGATCTGGGGTGAGGGGGCTAAGGGGCTCGTCGAGGCCAGCGGGAAGGTCGAGGGCTGGACCGAGTGCTGGGAGGTTGACGGCGAGGCTTTTGAAGACCCGCCCGCCGGGGCCTTCCCCGACAGCCTGACGGCGGCGACCAGCCTGTCGCGCACAGGTGGCGCGTCCGTGACCAGACGATTCTCAGTCGCTGACGCCAAGCGGGCGAGGCTCTGGGGCAAGAAGGGTCCATGGACCGAGTACCCCATGCGGATGCTGCGGGTGCGCTCGATGGCCTGGGCGATGCGCGACCTCTTCGCGGACTGCCTGGGGGGGCTCGCGGTTCGCGAGGAGTTGCAGGACTACAGCTCTCCGCTCAACACCGTGAGAGAGGTGGAGGCTATCGCGCCTCGACCGGCGGAATGAGCGACCCGCGCGACCTCAACCTGACCAGGGAGGGGTTGCGCTACCCCGGTTGTCCCATCGCGTGCGGGTGCTGCCTGCTGTTCTGGCTCACACTCATCGCTCTTCTGGTGCTGTGACCGGCGCGGTCAGCTTCGCCGTGTTCGGCGTGCCCCGCCCGAAGGGATCGAAGAGAGCCTTCATCCCCAAGGGCGGGACGCGGCCAGTCATGGTCGAGTCGGCGGGAGAGAACCTGCGCGACTGGATGACCGCCCTGCACGCCGTCGCGCAGGAGCACGCACCACGCGCGCTCACAGGCGCGCTGCGAGTTGACGTGCGCTTCGCCATGCCACGACCCAAGTCTCACTACCGTGCGAGCGGCGCGCTCAAGGACGGCGTCCCGACGCACCGAGCGAAGTCTCCCGACGTTGACAAGCTGTTGCGAGCTGTGCTCGACGCCCTCGAGGGACCGCTGTTCGCGAATGACGCACAGGTCGTCGAGATCTCTGGCGAGAAGACCTACTCGGATGACGCCACGCGGTGCGGCGCGTACATCACGGTCGGTCCAATCGAGGAGGGCTAGCCGTCGTCTTCGGCAACTGCCGACGATCCGGTGAACCGCGACCGCGCGAGCCTGAAGCCGAGGAAGCTGAGTAGCCCAATCAGCGCGCTACTCAGCGCCTCGGCTGCACCAAACGACCACGACTCGCTGACCGCACCAGTCGCCTCGTCGACCGAGGTGTGGCGCGTGACGGACAGGAGCGACTCCTTCTCAGGCTCGGGCTCCCGCCAATCGCGGTAGTCCTGCACAACGCGCTCGCGCACGCCGCGCACGGAAACGGGGTCAGCCCCCACCGAGGGAATATCCCATTCGAGCCAAGTGACGATGCTGTCTAGCTCGTACTTGCCCGTTTCTCGAATCGTATCCGCTCCCGTCTGACCAATCTGACGCCCACTATAACCACCAGAAGTAAACGACGAGCCCAGCCCGTAGCGGTCGGGCAGCGCAGCGTCGAGAAAGCTCGACGTTGTGCCGCAACCCCACAGGCCCACAAAAACAAACAGCAGGGCTGCCAGCCCCGCGAGCTCCTGTCCGCCAAACGCTTCCATCGTTGTCCTCTCAGGTTGCTGCCGTCAGGGCAGAGGAATGTCTCTCTAACCGCTTCCGCGCGTAATGGGTTCGGGAGTAAACCGCGTTGCGCGTAACGCCGAGTAGACCGGCAATCTCACGCATGCTCAAACCCCTCACCTTGAGCCGGTACACCTCCGCCTGCTCGGGAGATACTAGGCCGACGATGTGGCTACAAAGATCCTTGGCCGCAGCCACGTCGGCGGGGCCAGCCTGCGAACACAACATGCCGTGAAGCCCCTGGAAACGCGGGTCGGCCATGTCGATGTACTCGACGCACCGCCGCCGGGGGCGGTCATATCCCCCCAGGTGGTCGATCCTCCGCAACTCGTCTTGAACACCCCACCGGGCTCGCTGGTACACCCACGCCTCCAGCGGCCTGCCGGGGAACCGCTCTGGGTCGTAGCGATCAAGCTCCTGCCAAATTCTAGCCATCGCCGCCGCGTGTGCGTCTTCCCACACTGAGAGCGGGACGCACAGGCTGTTCACCGCCCGACGGGCAACAGGCTCAAGCGCCTGCAACCTCTCGTCTACGGCGGTGAGGGGATTCACCCCCCGTCCTCCTCGATGCGCGAGGCGATGTGGCGCATCTGGTCGTTGGCCGAGCACGTCGCGCAGTTGGGCAGCGTGCCGGGAGTAGACGCCGCGTCCACGACATCCGCCTCGACCTCCACGATCTTGCTGCAACGCAGGCACGCCAACGTGTAGTAGCCCCTCTCCGCCATCAGCTCGGCCCCAGGTAGACCAACGTCAACGTGGAGATGTTGGCTATTGTGTCGAAGGTGCCCAGCGCGTAGCGGAGCATGACTACCCGGATCTGGTCGTCTACGGCGGCGGAAACAACACAGGCGTGGTCCGTTGACACCCGAGCCCCAGCCGTGTCGATGCTCTCGTAGAATTGCCCAGACGCTACGGTGGTGAAAGTGCCGTTTCCGGCGGTGTCCTTCTGAAAACCAAAACGCCCGTTGCCGGTCCCGGTGCTAGTAAACCCGATGGAGGTGATCATCAGGTAGCGGCCTGCCACGTCGACCTGAACAAGCTCCGGGTCCGTCGTCGTTGAGTGGGTGTAGTATGCCGTGTCGATCACGATGTCATCGTCCCACTCGGTGTATGCTAGCGACGCACCCCAGCCGGTCTGCGCCGAGGTCGCTCGACCGTGGTACACGGCAGCCGTCAGCAGCACATTCCAGTTGGTGCCGTCGTATAACTCGAGGCGGTTGTTGCTGTTGTCGTAGTGGACCCAGCCCTCAGAGATGACGCCCGACCCAGGACGGCTGTCCCCAATCGAGCGCCCCCATGTGACTGTCGCGAAAGACACTACGCCTCGCTCTTGCCCCCGCGAGCCTTGGCGAGCATGCCGAGCGTGACCTTGAGGAGTCCTACGGCTGCTGGCACCACGGCACCGGCTGCCGGGACGAGGGTCGTAGCCAGGGAACCAGCGGCCTCAACAGCCGCGTCGCCCTGCGTCCCCTCACCGCCAGCCGCCGGGGCAACAAGCCACTCACCAACCACGCCTGCCGACTCGCAAGACTGCAAGAGCCAGGACAGGCCCAGGAGGAGAATCAGGTAACGCATCACTCCCCCCCCTTCGCCGCCGAGCGGCTGGTGGCATAGCTGCCAGCAACCCAGGCCGCGCCAAAGGCCGAGGCCCCTGCCCCGATGTCCAGTCCCGCAGCCATGCAGGACCACGAAGCAAGCGCACACACGAACATCGCGCCCGCGCACATCCAAAACTCTGTAGTGAATTCTCCGCCCTTCATACGGGCTCTCCTTGCTGTGGTTATCGGTCGCGCAACCCCTCGCGGAGCAGCGTTAGCTCGCGGTGAATCGAAGACAACTCAGCCTCGACCGCCGCAAGACGCGCATCCAACTCTAAGCGAGGAACAGCGTCCCTGTGAGGGTTGGATCCGTGTACTTCAATCATCGCCCAGTTAGTGCCCGCCACCAGCAGAACCGAACCGAGCACGGTACTCAACATCTGCCACACCTTGACGCCGTTACCGTTGTTCACCAGCCCACTCCTCCAGCAGACCACGCCGCCGATCCCACTCCTCAAACCCGAGCTTGTCCTCCCACCGCTTCTCTGTCGAACCAGACATCTCCCAGGGCAGGTAATCGTCGAAGGTCACATCCAGGGCCAGCCTGGAGGACAGGCCCGCCTCCCGGTAGATGTCCTCGAGTAGCATGTCCGAGAGGCCGAGGCGCATCGCCGCGCGGTGCCGCCGCTGCATCCCATCCCACGCCTCGCGCCGCGCGTGCTCGCCGTTCTCCAGCGCCTTGCGAATCTCCGCGTCCGTCACGGTTCCGCGCCGACCGAGCGTGCCCGTGATGAGGCGCGTGGCGTCGCCCCACTCTCGCGAGAAGTCCTTGGACCTGTACCCCACGGCCTGCTCGAGGTTGAACTCCGTCAGCCGCTGGCCGGTAAACATGGCAACCATCTCGCGGGTGGGGTCGTAGGTCACCCCACCAGGGCTCTCGTAGCCGCGTATGCCCTTCCACGTCCGGTCGAGGCTCCTAATAGTGCCGGGCTCAAAAGCCTCCCACAGCGTGCTGAGAACCTCCTGAGCGCGCTCGTCAAAGGGCAGCCCTCGGGTCCAGAAAGGCTGCTCCTTGGCGTCGGTGCCGATGGCGTAAGCCTCCTTGATCTTGCCGAAGAGAATCTCCTCCCCCAGGAACGGCTTGATCGACTCGGTGACCGTCTCCCTCACCGCGTCCTCGATGGAGTGGTTTGCCAGCAGAGCCATGATGGGCGTCTTGACGTACTTGAACGGGTCGACGTAGCTCAGGTCGACGAACCCGAGCCAGCCGTCGCCAGCCTTGCTCCAATACAGCTCCCCGTTCTGGTTCCACGATGCCATGAACTCGCGCATGTCCTTCTCGTCCTCCCAGTCGATCCCGAACAGGTAGCGCGAGTACCACGCGAGGGCGCTGGGGATGGATGCCGCGAGCCCGGCCCCAACAAGACGGCGAGCGCCAACCCGCCGCGCCTCAGGGTTGCTGCTCGACAGCTCGCTCTTGATGCGAACCGTCGTCGTTCCCGTGATGCGCATGACCTCGGCGGGGAAGCTGATGAACGTGCCGAACGCCGGGAAGCGGCGCAGGTGCTTGCCGAGGCGAGGCACCATGGAGTAGGTGGGGTACGACGAGCGAACCGTCTTCGCAGCGAGCCGCTCGATCTCCGCCTTCGACGCCTTGGGGTTCATGCGGCGTTGCAGCGTCTTCTCGTTCTCGAACCCGTACACCTTCCAGAGCATGTCGCCCGCGCGGTAGTAACGCATGGCCGCACGGAAGGGTGCCTTAGCCATCCGCATCGCGCGCGACTCGAGGAATTGCGAAGCCATGTCCGACTGCGAGGCTTCGCGAATCATCTCCATCAACTCGCCGGGCCGAGCCCCCTCGTCCAGCACGCCCAGCTCGATCAGGTGGGTGACGTACTCGAGGTGCTTCTCCTTGGGCTTGCGCAGGATCTGGTTCCATGTCGCGGCCCACGCCTTCTTGGCGTGCCAGAACTCAAAGTGCCCGGCTGTCAGCGCGAAGCCGATGTTGCTCAGGACGTTGCGCTGCGCCGTCGTGACCGACAGGACGGTCTTGCCAACCTTGACCGCACCGTTGAGCTTCAGGTACATGCGCAGCCAGTCGGGAACCTCCTCCTTGGCCGTGGCGTCCTCGAACGCCTGCGCAATCTCTGGGCTGGTGTAGTGCCCAGACAGCGGGTTCATCACGTCCGAGCCTTCAGGCGCAATCTGCACGAAGTTCGTGGGCGTCGCCCCATCCTCAGGCTTGCGTATCCACCCGCCCTCCAGCCCAGCCGCGAGCGCCTCCTCGAGGAATCGGTGGTTGGCTACCAGGAAGGACATCTTGGCGACCGAGCGCGCGAAGTTGATGCGCGGGTCGATGTGCTCCCCGAACAACTCGCGGATCTCAGGGGCTATGTCCTTGCGCCGCGTGAGGATCGAGAGATCCTTCGCCCCCAACTGGCTCTGCGCAATCAGGGCCATCGGTGAGTCCGCCGCCTTGCCGTCGTGGAGCAGGTGCTTGATCATCCCGTTGATCTCCGCGTCGGACTTCTCGGGGAACTCCGCAGCGAGGAACGAGTGCGCACGCCGCACAGTCTCTTCCGGCACCTTCTTCGACCAAGTCGGGTCATCGAACACGCGGTACGAGCGCGTGAGGTAGAACCCCATGTTGTTCTGAACGGTTTCCAGCATGTCGCCCTCGATGACCCCCGACCGGATCAGGTCGCGCGAGAGCGCATCCACCATCTTGCGCATGCCGGTAACTGGGCGGCGCATCCCTTCGGGGATCGTGCCCACCTCCGCGCGCCCGGCGAGCACCTCGTTGAGCGCGCCAAGCTGCTCGTCCGTGAGGCGGTCGGAACCGTAAGCCTCCTTCGCCGCCACGCGGAACGACTCCAGCGCAGCCTTGACTTGGTGCTCGCGCGCAGCGATCTGCCCCTTGCGCCCAACATCCAGGTCGAAGGCTGTGGAGGGGAGGTTGCCCTTCGTAAAAAGCTGACGCTTCGCGCGCGCGGCGAGCGGGATCGAAACATCAACCTTGTGCTTCGCCGGGTTCTCGCGCGCCACCGTGACCGACTCGCTGTTGGCGTTGTTGTTAGCCGCCTGAGCCTCGTTCAGCAGGCCCTGCCCTTCCATCCAAGACTGCACGGCCTCCTCGCCTTGCCTTCTCCTCCACTCGCCGGGAATTCCCCGCCACCCCAGCCCGCTACGCCCGTCTTTATCGACGAGCACGACACTGGTTGCCGCGCCCCCGTAGCCTTCCCCGAGGCGGTGCGCCGAATGGGGCGTCCCCCCCGGCCCATCCTTCTCCATCACCAGGATCGCACCCGAGCCCGCGTGCTGGTCGAGGAGCGCCCGTAAGGCTTCAGGGCTCGGCGCTGCGGGCATGGTTACCACGCCCTGCACCAGCCCCAGGGTGTCGTGAAGGATCACCACAACCGACCCTGGGTCGACGGTGACCCGACGCAACAGGTCAACAACAGCCGCGTTGCTCCGCACGTTAGGTGCGCGTCCTTTGAGGAGGAAGGCCGGGCCTTGGTAGTTGTCGCGCAGCGGGGTGTAGTCGTGGAGGGTGACGTAGGCTTCGGGCGGTGAACCTGGAGGGATGTCGCGGTAGGGGTGCTCACGATCAACCGACGTGTCGGTGCTTTCGTATACGGAAAACTGCTCCCCGTCCGTGATGAGCCCCACCATGCCCGCCCCAAGCCCGTTCACCATATCCCCAAGGCCAGCGTATGTTTCTATGTCTTGCGCCGAGGGTTTGGGGTTGCCAGATGGGTGGTTGTGCGCCAGATAAACGGTCGGCGTTTGTCCGCGACCTCGCACCTCCTGCACCGCCTCCACCAGAGGCCGCGCGGCGGGTGCCGAAGCACCTGGAGTCTCCATCGGGTGCGGGAAGACAGACATGGACATCCCGCCAACATTCAGGATGCCGCTCGCCACCACCACCCCGTCCTCGTCCACGACCATGTATGAGGACCGCTCAACGTGCGGCGAGCGAAGCAGGCTGAACAGAACCGCCGCGTCGGTGTCGGACTCGACCCGGCTGCCAACGACCGCGAAGCTGTTGGGGCCAGGGTTGTGGACGTAGTTGCTCGCGAGCGCGGAGATCGAGTCCTCGGACCCCATCTTGATCTCGCCGCCTTGCAGCAGCGTGGCGAGGCGCTGGTCCTCTTGAGCTGCCTCGGGGCGCGCAACCTCCTCCTCGGTCGCCGTGCCCTCGGGGAAGCCTAAGTCGACTGGGGCGGGCGCGGGTCGTTCTCGGACGACGCCGCCCGCTTGGACATCCTCGCCAAGTGGCGCTCCTCCTCTTCCCCCGTCGTCACTAGCGGCTCTTCCACCTCGTCGTCCGCGAGGTGCGGCTTCATCGGCGGGTATTCCAAGTTGCTCTCTTGTTGCTCGGGCATAGTCTGTCTCCGCACTAGCTAGGTCTGCGGTCCCAAATCCACGGTGTAGCGCCTTCTCATAGTACCACAGCGCAGCCTGAATGTCTGCGACCGCGACGAACGGCAGGCCAGCCGACGCTCTGTCCGCCTGTATGCGCACAATCGTGCGGCGCATGAACGCCCTCTCCCCGCCGCTGGCAGGAGACTCGCGAAGGACGCCGCCCTTGTTCAAGGTTTTCCCTAATGTATTGGCCTTGATGTTTAGGGGCGTCTTGAACTCGTAGTCCGCGTTGCGGTAAGCCTCCTCAAGCTCAAGGGCGTACTCGTCGAGGTAGGCGTCGTCCTTCATCAACTGCCCGCGACGCCACCCCTTGATGCGGCCCTTCGGCAAAACCTCGCGCAGGGCGGCGCGCTGGTTCGATAGGGCGCGCGGGGTATTGCCCTCCATGTTCCCGGTGGCTCTCGCAAACGAGCGGACAAACCATCGGTCCATCGTCAACAGGTGCGTGCGCCCACGCATGTTGGCGTAGAAGACCCCAACCTTTGGACCCCAATAAACCGCCGAGCCCGGCACGGTCGAGTCCATAAGCTCGCCGCCGACGCGATACCCATCGGCCACAAACTCGCGCTTGGTCGATTCCCGATCCAGCGCCGCAAGCGCAGCGTCTAACCCAACACGCTTCGCCACCGCCTGCATGGTGCGCATGGCCTTCTTTTGGGCGGGCGCTGCCGCGCCGAGAGTAGCCTTTGGCTGGTATAGCGACCCGTTTTTCTTGAAGCCGCGATAGGCGGTGAGCGCGGATGTCACGTTCTGGTGTACCGTGACCCCGTTAGACCCAATGGCCAGGAACATCGTGTAGATTGCGCGAGCCCTGCCTTCGGTGGCGAGTTCAGGGAACTCTTGCGACAGGGCCTCGAACATCTGATCGACGGCGGTTGTGTACCACCCAACCCCGCTATCCAAGCCGCCCTGCTGCAACTGATACTCGAGTTCGTGGCCGAGGGAGCGAGCTATTAGGGCCTCCGCCTCCTCGTCATGCTGCGCCCACGGGATATGTGACCCTGTGCGCTTTGCGCGCCGCGCTGTTGCGCGAGCCACGTCCACCAGTTTTGGCTGGCCGCGCTTGCCTGTCGGTTTGATGTCTAGCGTCTCTTCGCCGGTCGCCAAGGGAACGGACGATCCAGGTGGCGCGGCCTCCGCGCCCCACTCGGCTGCGGGCTCGCGCACGATGCTGGGGTCGGCGGGGTCGAACGCGCCTACGTTGCCCGTGGCCGACTTGACCTGGGTGGAGTCGAAGGCGACGTAGGAGGTCGAGCCGGAATCCTCCACCTTGTTGATGTATGCAAGACCGTCGTAGCCGTTGAGTCTCAGGAAGTCCTGTAAAGGGGCGGGGTCGCCCCACTCCAAGTCTTCCTCCATCCCGCGTCGGCCACCCTTCCACAAACTCCAGTCGAGGTCGTCGTCATGCACCATCTGTAGGTAGACATGCCCCGGACCCCAAGAATCGAGCATGTCGTCAATCTGATATGGGTTTTGGATGGCTAGATACACCGGCATGATGGCCTCGCCACCCCAACCCGCGCGGGTCTGCCCGGTCCACGCCATGCGGGTTCCCTCCAGGCGCTTTTGAGCAGCCCTGGCTGTTCCGAAGTGGGCACCCATTTCGCCCTCCACATCGAACACGTCAAAAGGCGCGCGGCCCTCGGGGGTTTGGGCTCCGCGCGTCCCGTGGTACAGCACCAGCGGGTCACCGTTCTTGTCTCTTATCCCGTCCCCGAACCAGTTGCGGAAGGCGGGCGTGTCGGGCGCGGGCGCGGGCTCGATGCCCGAGGTGGGACGCTCTGCGACCGTGGGATCTACTTGGCGAGCGCCCCACATCACATACCTGGGCATCATCTTCTGAGAAACGTAGGCGCGTACCGTCGTGACGTTGGGGTTTTTCTGCAACGCCGCCACGCGCATCGCGCCGTCGATGGGCTGCGTCTGCTTGCCCACATCGCCAGCCGGGGACACAACCCGCTGCTCGATGGCGGTGATCGGGGGGAGAGCCGCAGCCTCCTCGGGGCTCATGCGCAGAAGCTCCTCGTACCGATCCGCCCGGTAGTCAATTTCAGGCCCCACGCCCACGTCCAAACGCTCCACGGGCATGTCCACAAGAACGAGCATCCCCACGTCTTCGTCCCGCAGGGTGTCCGCGATGAGCGCGGCGTTAGCCCCTACGTCATACCCCTCGGCCTCGTCTGGGGCGAAGGTACGCTTGTGCCACGCCTCGTAGGCTTCAGGCGTGTCTAGCCGCGCGGGCGCGGGCTCCTCGCCCCACTCGGCCCCAGGCTCACGCGCGACAAAGGGCTCGCCCGCTTCTGCCGCCTCGATGGCCTGCTCCTGGCGGCTCGGCTCCTCCCGCCTCGGCGGCGTCACAGCCTCCATCGGCGGGCGCGGCATGCGGTCGATCTCCTGGCGTAGCTCCAGAACCGCCTCGTCCTTGTCAGGATCCAGCCCCTGCTCAACGTCCCGCTCGATCAGCCGCGCGAGCCGAGCAGCCATCCGACCGCGCTTCAGCCGTATCCGCTTGACCTGACTGGAGGTCAGCGGTGAGGGGGCTGGCTGCGGCTCAGGCTGCACAGGGGCCTGAGGGGCGCTCACAGGCTCCTCAGTGACCGCAGGCTGCTGGGTGGGCCTCGGACGCTCAGGGATCCCGCCCTCAACAGCGGGCTCCACAGCGGCTTCTGGGGCCAACCCCTCTGCCTGCCGGGCGAGGTCAGCTTCGTGCTGAGAGATCACGGACTCTTCCAGGGCTTGGTTGCCGCGCTCGCGCAGCCGGGCGAGTTCGCTAATCGTGTGCGCGGGCACGGGAGTACCAGAGAGGATGCCGAGCGCCCGTTCCTTCGCCTGCTCGCTCGCCCGCCACTCAAGCTCCTCGCGGTGCCTTTCAGCCAAACCCATCAGCTCGGCAAACTCCGTTTGCTCGCTGGAGGTCCAGTCCTTCGGCTCCCCCCCCC